TGTAGTATCTTCAAATATGTCCATTAAATTTATCCTTGCTTAGTCTTTTCTTTTCTCTCATAGCAAATCTAGTCATTTCATATCCATAACTAGGTCTAACATCGTTTATTGAGTATATTCTTTTGGCAGGTTTGCCACATTTAGGGCATTCTATGCCTTTTTGCATTTCATCATAGGAACGTAATTCTTCATGTATATGATTATCTGCACATTTAAAATCGTAGAAGGGCATATAAACTCCTAATTAATTCAGAATAACCCCCTCGTTAAAGGGGGTTACAACTTAATTAACTATTAAGTTCCCGGTACAACAAACGCTACACCAGCATCGTTACGCATCTCTGCAACACCGTAGATTGTGTCTGCTGTAAAGAGGTCACCAAGATGTTGTTGAATGTAACTTGATTGTGTACGAACACCTAGTTGCTCTGCTAAAACTAGAGCATCTTTGTGCATTAATACACCAACTCTATCAGCACCAGAGTTACCTGAAGCTGAAGGGCAGTTAGATGAAATAAACACATCAACACCGTAGATTTGACCAATTTTCCCTGATCTTATCGCATCACCGTTGCCAATAAACTGTTGCTCTGTGAACCTGTTGATTCCGAGCATATCATTAGCTGCAATTGGTGGTACTACTAGAACACGATTGTCCATTGGCACATCTGCATCATCAAGTGTTAGCAACATTCTACGAATACCTGCATCTGTAATGTCGGCAGCGTTAGAAGAGTTACCAGTATAGTCAGTAGCACCAGTTGACCCAATAACAGCCTTCTCAAAAGATGCTGCTCCAGAACCACCTACTGTACCACCTTGTAAACCTTCAGTTAAAGCAAATAAATCAGTATCTACTTGTTTTGCTAAAGCATATCCAGCATCTTCAATATAAAATTTTCGCATGCTCGAGAGCGACTGCACTTCTGCAATATCCTCAATGAGCTTTGAATACTCATAATGTTTATTAATAGATATTGTGATAGCAGTATTAGTTGCTGCTGATAGTGTTACTTCTGTGTTTGCTGCTTTAGCACTAGCTGAACCTCTCGCTGGCACAGGGATATAGATAGTATCGCCTTTTTTACCTTTGTGAGATAGCTTAGTAACTAAGTTAGCAACCACTAGATTTGACTTATATGCGCCTACTACTTCATCACTCCATAGTTCGGGGATGAAGTTATTGGCTACGGAAGTCGTTACTTGGTTTGTTCCTAAACCCATTTTACTTCTCCTTTATAGTATTATTATTTAACCCTTCCCTCCGCATATGCTGATTCAATTTCATCAGCTAAAGATGCGTATCGGTTTGGGTCTGTTACCTGTAGATTGATTAAATCAGCTCTACGGTAAACCTTCTTTCCGCCTATAGAATCTGAAGTAGAACGAGTCTCAGTTGAAGTTGCTTTTAGTGCTTTATCCCTTTTAGCTGTCTCTTGCTTTTGTACCTCTTTAGTTTTGTCAATCATATTGACCTTATCGAACATATCAAAGAGTTCTATTGCATAATCAGGGCGATAATCACTATCTGCCTTCCTAAACATTTCAGTTCGTATCTCAGAAGAACCCACCCAATCTTGAAACGCTTTTGTGGCTATTCTTTCTTGCCAGTCTGGGTATGCTTTTTCCAAAACACCTACTTGATGTTGTTGTTGCTGGATTTTTCGTTCTTGTCTTGCTTCAATTAATTCTGGATGATTTTCTATAGCTTTATTGACCGCTTTAGTAGGGTCTGTATAAAAATCATCATCAAAATTAACTGATTCTTCTACATTTGGAGTAGTTTTTGTTGCTTTATTTTGTGCCTCCAGTAAGCTTTGAATGTATTTTCTTTGTTCTCCAACTTCAGCAGTTTGCTTTGCTTGGAGTTTTTCAAAGTTCTGGTGCATTTTTATTAAATCTTCAGTCGTTTTACCAGCATACTTTTCAGGAATTTCAAATTTAGGTTGTGGAGTTTCTTCCGCCTGTCCTTCTTGTGTAACTTCTTCTGTTGTTGCTTCTGTTACTTGTTCCTGTTCGTTTGTTATTGGTGCATCCGTTGAAGATGCTTCATCTACTACTATACTTGACATGGTTTCTCCGCCCGTGAGGGTTATGAAGTGATAAAAGTGGAGTCTTACAAAGAGTTAATCTTTGTCAGATTGTTCCATTGTGATTTTTGTTGTATTTTCTAAAGTTAATAAAAACCTTAAAATGTTCAACTGACCTTTGGCTTCCCATAGGTCTTTTTCATCAGTCATTGTGTCAATATTAACCACATTTTCCTGAATAGTTTCTAAATCAGCAACAAGGTCGAGCCATCCTTCTGACTCCATCATTGCTAATCTATCTTCGATAAAACGGTCATCTGTTTTTGGCATAGATGATTATCGTTTACTGAATATTTGAGTTTACTACTGCTTTTTGACCAGCTTCTCTAGCTTTAGCTAGGTTAAGAATAGTTTCTGATTGAAGATGGTCTACTTCAGGTATATTTCTTGCTGTCTCAGAGCGTTTATTTTCAATATCAGCAGCAGTTTTTTCTATACTAATAGCTTCTTTTTGTAATTTAACTATTTTTTGTTGAAAATCTATTTCATTAGGTTGATTCATCATAGCTTCTGATTGCCATTTCATAGCTTTAGCTTGTTCTTCTTCTGCTTCAGCCATAGTTTTTTGTACATTAGCTTGTAATTGCTGCATTTGAAGCTGTTGTGCCATTTGTTGAATCTGTTCCATTTCTGGATTAGGCTCATTACCTTGCATAAGAGCATTAACAATTTGGTCTCTATTGTGAATAGAAGAGTTTTGAAACATTGCTAATAAAATAACATTAAAAGCAGGTGAATCTTTAGGTATAGCTTGTAACATTTGTACCATTTGAGTCATTTCTAACTCTTTAGCCATAATGCCCATAGTTGAGTAAGGGATAAACTTGTAATCACTTACAGGGTATCTATTTACATCAAATTGTATTTTTCTAAACATACATTTGTTAATCATAGGAATAAGAAATGTATTTTGGAAGTTCATTAAAGTGCGTTTTTGTCTTTTTATTGCTGCACTTTGCATCATAGACATCCCAGAAGCAGTATCTTGCTGTCCAGCACCACTATCAGCACTACCAGTACCCATTTGAATCATGTTTTGTAGGCTTGCTACTTGGTTAAAAGTAGATGGGTCTGTAGTTCCCATATCCAAAGGCATTATTGCTTCTCTTGGAGAGCCATTAGTTAGTACAGTTTTGCCCGGACGAACTTCAAATTTGATGCCTCTTGGTAAGCGTGTAGCATCAGCAGCCATCATAGGTGTAGTTGTAAGTGCTAAAGAGTCTATTCTTGCTCGCATTTCAGCATCTAAAGCCTTTTGTGGGTTATACCCTTTTTCGCAAACGCCTCTACCCCAAAACTTATTAGGCACAATGTCGTGTTGGTAAGATATAAATGGTCTGTCAACCATCATAAATGCGTTTTCTTCTACTCTAAGAATAAACTCGTCATTACATATAGTAACTACAGCTTCAACTAACTCGTCAGATTTAGTATATTCAAAATCGTCTTTATCTGCCTTTGGTTTTAAGAATCGTTTAGGTACTTTACCCCAATATTCAGTAATTTTGACTGAGTCAGACTCATCAGCACTTTTTGTCTCAGGGTCATAGCTAATTCTTGCAGTTTGATAATCACCATCAAGGGGTACATCTCTGTATATACCAGAGCGTATTCCTTCTACAACATGGTATCTAGGCTTAATAACTTCGTGAGCAACTCCTAAAGCCTCATCTATTGAATTAGCAGTAGGGTCTATAAGAAATTCTTTAGGACTTATAGGTTCTACACGCACATCAATGGACGGGATTTCCACTAACTGACGAGTGGTGGTAAGCGTGCCTGCGACTGGCACTTCAGATGGGGAGCGTTCGATTGTTTTATCGACAACTATCTTACCAATTCCCGTTCCATAGATTGCCCCATTCAAAAAGACTTCGCAAACAGCATCCTTACATCCTGTTTTTTCCAAGTCCTCCTGAAGAAGATTGCGAATAAATTCAGCTTCACTAGGGTCTTGGTCTAACATATCATCTTTAATGTCGAACCATTTTCCTCTTCCAAAAGTTGCTTCCTCTAGTTCTGCTACAGATGACTCTACTGCTTGTTGAAGAGCAGGAGCGATTAATCTAGACTTTTCCGATTGTCTAGTTCTATCAGAAACATCCCATATACCTCTCCACAGACGATAATACTCATCCCACATAGGAATATAATTTATATCTCTATGCGTACGCCATGTTTCAAGGCGATAATTGAGCCAACTGGCAAGTGCTTGATATTTGGTTTCTTTATCCATGAAGGTCTAAAATGTCCTTAGAAAAGTTTTCCTATATTATACCAGAAAATAAGCATAATATTAGGTTTTATAAGTATAGAATAGAAAAATATTTTACAATTAATGATATTTACGAGGTTTTTTTTCTACATCGACCATATTATCAATTAACATCTTGCAAATAGTCATATCTACCATTTCAGAATTAGAATAATTGTTGTATTCTATATCTGCAATCATATTAGCAATTATTTGACAAGCAATTTGGTATCTAGTGTCTAAATCTTCACCCATTTCAGAGTAAACAAGTATCTCATCTATTTCTTCTTCGCTCATATCATCAAAATTTATATCATCTACATCCATATTAATATCCTGCTATAGCATCTGTAGGTTGCCAATCGTCATCTAATTCTATGCTGTGAGCAAAATCTGCTACTGATACTTGGTCAATATAGGCAAGAGCATCCAGCAAATCGTCATGTGCTAAACGATTAGGAAAATCAAGCATCTGATTAGTAAAAGTACGCCAATCTTTGTCA